TGTTGGGCGCACGCCGCTAATGGAAGCCCGTATGTCGAGGATTTGGGTGCGTCGGCGGTTCCTGCCGCAGCCGTGGAATCCGGTGCGATGGCGTTTCACGCTGACGGCAGGTTGTATGTGACGACAGGGGCTGTTGCTGCTGGCGACACTTACGCTGGTGCCATGCGATTCAGGCAGGACGGCGCGCTGCGTGTTTCAACGGCGGCTGTTGACGCCTCCGATGTGGAAAATTCCGGGTGGGCGTTCGCGCAATCCGGCGAGGCAAGGATGAGCATAACGTGAACACCACTGACATCGATACCACTGCTGATAATCGTAATCCCGGTGAGCCGGATGAGAATGTCACTTACTGGATTAACGAGATCAAAGCGGCACGCAAGCGCGAGAAGGAATTCCGCGAAAACGGGCAAAAAGCGCTGGATATCTATGCTGGCAAGAAGGTCAAGACGACTCCGTTTAACATCCTGTTCAGCAACACGGAGACTACAGCACCTGTTCTGTATTCCGCCATCCCTCGCCCGGTTGTGCAGCGCCGGTTCAAGGACGAAGACCCGATGGGTAAAGCCGCCGCCGAAGCTGGCGTGCGCATGCTTGAGTATCTGGCCGACACCAACGTAGACGGCTACGACACGCTGGATGACGGCATGAAGGCGTCTACGCTTGCCGCCCTGCTGCCCGGTCGCGGTGTGCTAGCCGTCAAGTATGACATGGAGGAGGGCACTTATCCTGCTGCCGAGGGCGAGGAAGAAGGAACGCCCTACAAGAAATCCGAAGTTGTCTGCGTGGACAAGAAGTGTTGGGACCGCGTGTATTTTGGCTACGCTAAAAAGTGGTCCAAGGTGCCGTGGATTGCGTACGAGGAATACATCGACCACGAGGAAGCCGAGCGGCTGTTTACCAAGGAAGTCGCGGCGAAAATCACCTTCACCAAGGAGCGCATGAGTGATGATGACGACGCCGAGGACCGCGAGGGTGAAAAGAATACCGGAGAGCGCAAAACAGCGCTTGTCTACCAGATTTGGGACAAGTCTGACGGTCGTAAAGTGCGCTGGATCAGCCCGCAATATCTGGATGGGTACCTAAAGGTCGAGGATGACCCGCTTGGGCTGTCGGGATTTTTCAACTGCCCCCGTCCGATGCAATTTGTTGAGAAACTGGATGATCTTGTACCTGTAAGTCCTTATGAACTCTACAAAAATCAGGCTACAGAGCTAAACCGCATCACGACGCGCCTGAACAAGATTTTCGAGGCCATCAAAGCCAAGGCGATCTACGACACCGAACTAGGCGAGGACATCAAGAGACTTCTGGAGGCCGACGACAACGCCTTTGTTCCTGCCGACAAGTCGAGCAGCCTTGCAGCAGAGAAGGGCTTGCAGAACGCCATCTGGTTCATGCCGCTTGAAGCCCTTGTGGTCGCCGCCGAGAAACTGATTGCAGCCCGCGAGCAGTGCAAGCAGGTTATCTACGAAATCATGGGCATTGGCGACATTCTCAGGGGTGCTAGCAAGGCTAGTGAGACGTTTGGCGCGCAGAAACTCAAGTCCGAGTGGGGTGGCCTGCGGTTGAAGCCCAAGCAGAAGGAAGTGCAGCGCTTTGCCCGCGATGTGTTCCGCCTCATGCTTGAGGTAGCCGCCTCCAAATTCAGCGAAGAAACTTGGGCGCAGATGACGGGACTGCCTTTCGTCACCACTACGCAGCGCCAGCAATACGAGCAGGTAATGCAACAGGTTCAGGTTGCGGCGCAGCAAATGGCGGCTACTGGACAGCAGCCAAGTCAGCAGCAGATGCAGAGCCTGCAACAACTACAGGCAGAACTCGCCAAGCCGGTTTGGGGAAAGGTGCTGGAACTGCTGAGAAACGATGTAAATCGCAGCTACCGCATCGACATCGAGACGAATTCCACGGTTGAGCCGGAAGCCGTGGAGGACCAGAAGAATATTGCCGAGGTTATGACGGCACTCGGCCAGTTCCTCAACGGCATCACGCCGCTGGTAACGAGTGGGGCCATGCCGTTCCAAGCCGCGCAGTCCATGATGCTCGCCATCACGCGGCGCTTCCGCTTCGGCTCTGAAATCGAGGACTACATCAAAGCCATGCAGGCACCAAAACCGCCTGATGACGGCAAGGAACAGAAAGCCGCTCAGCAAATGATGGATGCCAAGCAGCAGCAAATGCAGAAAGACGCTCAGTTTGCGCAGGAGAAAACGGATGGGCTGGCCGAGATTCAGCGCCTCAAGCTGGACCTTGAAATGGAGCGGGCCGCTCGAGAGATGGACAAGCGAGAAGCCGCACTTGCGCTGCGAGAAGCCAAGGTCGAGGTTGCGGAGTACCGCCTGAAAATAAGCGAACAGGTCGCCATTGAGCGCGTGCAGACCAAGGATCAGGTTACGACCATCAAGCAGTCCGCTACAGACAAGGTGCGAAGCATTCAGGATGCCGCCGCGAAGCGCGAGCAGCAGGTTGCGCAAAAGTCTGCGTCTGAAAGTGACGGCAAGCTGGATAGTGGCGTGAAGCAGATGCAATCCATAGTTGCCGAACTAGCGCAGGGACAACAGGCGCTTTTGCAGGCCGTTGCCGATCAGTCGCAGCGGCAACAGGAGGTTGTCGAGAAAATGGTGGCCGCGATTTCCGCGCCGCGACGCACCAAGGCGGTACGCGGCGCCGACGGCAGAATCAGCGAATCCGTCAGCGAGATTGCCTGATGGACGAAATAACACGCGGTTACCTGAATAGGCTCAGCGAGCAAAATCCAGGTATGGCCATTACTTTTACGCACCAATTTCTTGACGGCAAGAACGGTCGGCATTGCGGTATGGTTCCCGATAACTGGAATGGCGTTACGCAGACAGTCATCGGACAATGGTGGCGTGAGAATCCGAAGCAGACATTGAGGTACGGCAATGAGTGAATTAAAAGCGCCGCCCGCAGAACTACATGCGGTAATGACGATAACGCGCAAGGCAACCGGCGTTGTCGAGACCTACAACATCATCGGCCACATATCGGCGGAAGAAAACGCCAAACTTTTGAAGGCAGCACAGGAGCAACAAAATGACGGTAACACACAGCACGGCGGCACGTAACGCCGCCACGGACGCCGTGACAGCGCTTATCAGCGCCAGCGGGAATTTGAAATTTCGCATTGCCGGTACCATAGGTGCGCCGGGTGCCGCGGCGGCAACGTTGCCATTATCGGCGACCGCGTTTGGCGCCTCGGCAAGCGGAACCGCGACAGCAAACGCGATCACGTCCGACACCAACGCGACCGGCAACGCATCCGCTGTTGCGAACGCGTCCCTTGAGACCAGCGGCGGCACGTTGGTAGTGCATGTCGATGTAGGTGCCACCGTATCGACGTCGGTTACGGGGTCATCGAGTCAGGATACGGTTACCGTGGGTTCCGCCACCGGACTTGCCATCGGCATGATGGTATCCGGCACCGGTATTGCCACGGGCGCCAAGATCGTGGACATTCAGGGAACCACGGTTCACTTGTCGATTGAAAACAGCGGCGCAGTATCCGGCACAGGTACGTTTACCTTCGACATCGCCATGACAAACGGACTAACCGTTGCCTCTGGCGACACGGTTAGTTGCTCATCTCTCACCTATACTGCGTTGCCGTTCTAATGCTAATCCTTCGTGCAACCGCAGACCTGTTGCGGGTAATTACTACAACCGGAGGCGCTGACATTGAGTGTCATGTCAGCGCAATCGAGACTGACAATTCAACCCCGCCTGTAGTGCAAGACTTGGTACGCGTAAACACGGCGAGTATTACCACGGCCACTACTACCACTATTCTTGATTGCACCACAGCAAACCGTCGCCGTCGTGTAATGTATGTGTCGATATTAAACGCTCACGACACCGTTACCGAGAAAGTAGCGCTTATTCACTCGGACGGAACGACAACTGAGGAAATATGCAACGCTTCGTTGCTTCCTGGCGAAAGCCTTATTTACAACGGCGTCGGAACGATTCTTCACTACGATCAAAACAGCGTTATTTATAGTCAAAACGCCAAGCTTGATGCAAAATTGGTGGTTACCAGCGACGTGGTAAACGCAACAACTTCATTTGCCGATATCACTGGCCTGACGCAAGCGCTCAAGAGCGGAAAGAAATACGCATGGGAAGCGTCACTCCATTATCAGACGGACGCGACGACTACAGGCGGACGGTTTGGCGTGAATATTGGGGCCGCGCCTACACTGATGACGCTGGCCGGTATCCATCAGATCACCAACAGCGTTACCGCTGCAACGTATGGCAGCAGCAACATGGTAACTGCCCGTGATACGGCGGCAGTTGTTGAAACTACAGGGCCGGGTGCAAATGCGATGCTTGCACGTTTAAGCGGATACATTCAGCCGAGCGCTGATGGAACATTTGCGATGCGTTTCCAGTCCGAAGTTGCTGTCGCCAATGCGCTTACCGTCAAGGCCGGTTCGTGGTTGAGGATTTGGGAAGTCGATAACTAAGGCGGGGCATGCAAGCGCCGCGCATCCTACAGGTAGTCTATTTCGGCACGTTCGACGGAACCACGTCGGCAACGCTTGCCGGGACAATAACTGGCGTTCGTAAAAACAGCGCGTTGCTGCTCGCGGTGACGTGGCAGCCTACGTTTGCGCTGTCGAACGTGCGCAGCGACAACGGCCAAGCGTTCGTTGCGGCACCCAAGGGGCTGATAAACGATGCCACGAACAACCAGAATGCGCAGTGCTTCCGGCTTTACAGTGCGAGTGAGGGAACGCATGTTGTAACTACGACCTTTGCGGGGGCCAATTCGTTCCTGAAAGGCTGCCTGATTGAGTTGGAAGGTGCAAACCTTGGCGCGGCGATTGATGAAGACCAGGGCCAGCACCAGCAGAACCCAGGAACAGGAGCGGACGCTGCCACATCGACGGCCACGGCCACCACAAAAACTGTTGATGACCTGATTATAGGTATTGCTGTTCGTACTGGCGGGGCGCGCACGGCTGACGCAACGGCTGGAACGGGCTACACGCTGCGCGGAAGCGCGGACAGCAGTAAGGTTTTCTCTGTCGAAGATAAGGCCGTTGCAGCGCTTGGCACACAGACCGCAACGTTTACGCTTGCAACAGACGGAGCGACGGCTGACGTAACTACGTTTGTAATAGCCATCAGACCGCCATCTGCTGATGTGATTGTCGGGCCAACACCAGATCAGGGGTTGTTAAGCGATGCCGAGGACGATGGATTCGCGCTATACGACGTTTCGAGGTGGGTAAAATCAGGCGTAGAAACATGGGTTGACGGTTGGTTAGACCCGCCCGTTGGTGGTGCAACTACTCACGCCAGTACAGGCGTATTGAGTGGCGCTCAATCTACCCTCATTGCGGCGGCAGTCCACAAGGCACTGCACACAACTACAGGCGTAGTGAGTGCTGGAGGTGCGCGCGTAACTGGTACTGCTGCCAACTTTACGCCACACGCCACCAGCGGCGTAATTCGTGCCGATGGGTCAAGGGTAGTAGGTTCTTCGGCTAGAACAAGGCAACACGCCACAACTTCCGTTTTACGTGCTGATGGAGCAAGGGTAACAGGTTCTGCAAACAGGACTCGCCAGCACGCCACTACAGGCGCTTTAATCGCAGCGCAAGCAAGACTTATAGCAGCAGCAGCACGGACCCGCGTTCATTCGTCTACGGGTGCTCTGGCTGCAATAGGAGCTATATCCACTGGCGATGCGTTGCGGACTCCGGCTGCTGGCGGGACAACTCATACCACTACCGGCGCACTATCGGCAGATGGCGCTACCGTTACCGGCGCATCACAGCATAAGGCAAGACACTTCACTACCGGCGTTATTACCAATTCAGGGGCAAATGTAACTGGCGCCTCACAGATTAGGCCGAAGCACGTTACGACAGGCGCTATTGCCGCAACCGGGGCTAGCGTTACCGGGGCTGCTGCACGCAAGACGGTTCACGCTACAAGTGGGGTAATGCGTGCAGGCGGGTCGGATTCGGTAGGGTTTGCGGCGCGCAAGATGAGCCATGCTACGGATGGCGTTCTATTTGGGCCTGGTGCAATCGTTATTGGATCGCAGCCTATACCAGACGCACCGTCAACTTCTAACGCTGGCGCTGGACATCCTGTTGATTGGCAGGTTCCGAGACGCAAACGCACTCTAAAAGAGCAGCCTGAGAAACATCTACGGCACATTCTTGATAAGGTTGTTGCAGAATACTACGGCGAGATTCTGGAATCAGATGCGCCGCGCACGGCGAAGGCGGAAGCGGCAAATGCGGTAAGGCCGTATGTATCCAAGGACAGCAATGGTGCGCGCCTGCCAAAACCTGCCCGCGTTGATTGGGAGCGGCTGCAACTCGATGCTGATGCTGTGGCTACTTTGATTGCTATTTGGAACGCAGAGGTTGCCAAAGAAGGCGACGAGGACGACGAAGAATTTTTCTTGATGATGAGCTAAAATGCCCCCATTACATGATTTCCGCTGCGAACGCGGACACGTAACAGAAGAATTTGTCGCGCAAGGTGTGGACGAAATTACCTGCGCATGCCTCATGCCTGCAACCAAGGTATTTCTGACTGCTCCGATGGCGTTTGTGCAACCTGACATCTGCTATGACTCGCCAATTGACGGACGCGCCATCACCAGCAAGCAGGCGAGAGCAGAGGACTTAGCGCGCAGTGGATGCATCCCCTACGACCCAGAGATGAAAGCGGACCACAAACGCCGACTTGAGGCAGAGGAAAAGGCGCTTGAGGACAAGTTTGACAGGTCGATAGACGAGGAAATATCCAAGATGCCAGCAGTGAAGCGTGAACGCTTGCAGGCAGAACTTGAGCGCGGTTCCGATGTTTCAATGGAAAGAATTACCCCTACCAATGTTGCACCTTTAAAAGTGGAGTTACCCAATGGCTGACAGCCCGGAAGCAGTAGATACGACCCAAATTGATGCTGGCGTTGCTGAGATTGCCGAAGGGCTTTTCGACAGCGCTCCGCAGGACGACGAAGATACTTCAATTGACGATGCGACACCGCCATCGGAGGACGCTGCGCCAGTCTCAGACGATGAACCGCCTCCAGCAGAGGAAACAACGCCGCCGCCTGCCGTAACTGCCAAGCCGCCGCCTCAATCGTGGGCCAAGGACAAACACGAGGTATGGTCAAAAATGGACCCTGCCGCGCAGGAATACTACGAGCAGCGCGAAAAGCAGATGCTGGACGGCCTTGAGCAATACAAGGAAAACTCCGGTTTCGGCAAGCAGTTGAAGGAGGTTTTCACCCCCTACAAGGCGCTTTTGCAGGCGCAGGGCGTGGATGAGGTCAAAGCTACCCAATACATGCTGAATGCCCATTACCGGCTATCCAGTGGGAGTCCACAGGAAAAGGCCGCTTACTTTGCCGGCCTTGCGCAGTCATACGGGATCGACTTGGCGGGGGTGCAGCCAGCCCAACAGCAGCAGATTGACCCTAACGTGAAGGCATTGCAGGAGAAGGTTGGAAGTCTGGAAACCGCGCTCACCCAACGCCAGCAGCAGGAATTGACTGCAACGCAGAATAAGGTAAAGTCCGAGGTTGAAGCATTTGCAGCGGACCCGAAAAATGTTTACTTCGACGAATGCGCAGACGACATCGCGTTATACGTAGGAGCAGGAAGTACGCTTGCAGAAGCGTATCAGAAGGCCGTTTATGCCAATCCGGTGACTCGTGCCAAGGAAATCTCCCGCCTACAAGCGGAAAACGAGAAAGCCTTGCGCGAGAAGTCGGCGGCAGAAGTGGCTGTAGCACGAAAAGCAAGTAGCACCAACGTCAGAGGTCGAGACACCCGTAAGGCTCCGACAGAACCCAAAGGGACGATGGATGACACGTTAGCCGCCACCTTGAAAGAGATCAAGGAGCGTGTTCATTGAACCCAATAATCAGGAGTTTTACGCATGCCTTCCCCAAACGCAACATTTACGGAACTGGTTTCGACCACTTTCCGTAAGCACCGCAAAGAGATCAAGGACAACCTTTCAAACCGCAATGCGCTGCTGAAATACATTATGAAGCGCGGCAACACGCGGCGCGAAGATGGTGGCCTTACGATTGCTACCCCGCTGGACTACGCAGCGAACGGGACGTACCAACGCTACAGCGATTGGGACACCCTGAATATTTCGCAGTCAGATGTAATCACGGCAGCGGAATACCAGTGGCGTCAGATCGCAATCAACGTGGTTTCCAGTGGCCGTGACCTTCGCATTAACAGCGGCGACTCGCGCATTATCAATCTGGCAAAGGGCCGCATCAAGAACGCCCTGCGCACGTTCAACAACAATTTCAGCAGCGACATGTATTCTGCTGGCGTGTTGACGAACCAGATTAACGGCCTGCAAGCAATCATTGCCGATACTCCTACAAACACTGTCGGCGGCATTGACGCAAGCGTGTGGAGCTTCTGGCAGAACACCGTATTTGATGCTTCCGTGAATTCGGTTACTCCGAGTGCAACGACCATTGAAAACGGCCTGATGCTTCCGGCATGGCTGCAAGTGGATCGCGGCCCTGACGATCAGCCGGATTTGATCGTAATGTCGAACGATTACTACGCATTCTTTGAGGCGTCGCAGACCAGCATCAAGCGCTACAGCGATTCGCAGCGCGCAAATGGTGGTTTCGTCACCTTGAAGTACAAGAATGCAGACGTTCTGTTTGACGGCAACAGTGGTATTCCTTCCGCGCATGTCTACATGATTAATACCAACTACCTTGAACTGGTTGTCCACCAGGACGCGGACATGGAAATCATGGAAGAAATGCGTCCAGTAAATCAGGACGGCGTGGTTGTGCCTATCCTGTGGATGGGCAACCTGACTTGCAGCAACCGCAAGCAGCAAGCAGTTATCATCGCGTAAGTTTTTTCCAATCACAGTACAGTAAAAAGGAGAAACACAATGTTTTCAGTAATCACAGGTCCGGCAGGCACTCAGCCGCTAAACGACTGGTTTTCGCCTGACACTACGCAACGCAACATCCTTGGCGCGGTTGTTACCGCAGTTGATCCGTACTGGGGATGGGGTGAGTTTCTGTATGTCAAGAGCAACGACGCGATTCTCAAGGGCAGCATTTGCATCGTCGGCACCCCGCCTACGTATCTGGCAACGCTGACGCCGAATACGGCGAACCTTGGGCAACCGTTTGGCGTTGCAATTGCACCGATGGCATCCGGCACGTTTGGATGGATTCAGATCAGCGGTTCTGCGGTCTACAAGACCAATGCTACTGTTGCCGCTGATGCCGCCATTGGTATCGCTGCGGCGGGCATTGCGGGAACTAACGCTGCTGGTAAGCAGATGCTCAACACGCACAACGTCAAGTCTGCGACGGCGACTGTTACCGTCACCGCAGATACTGTCACTGGCTCCTACGTGCTCAACACGCAGGGCTATGACGGGTTTTTCCTTGGCTTGGCATTGACTGGAACCGGCATCCCGGCTTCAACCGTAGTGGCGAAACTCGATCCTGATGGTCGCAAGATTTACATGGGATCGGCAATCGGCACTGTTGGAGACAAGCTGGCGACTGGAACTGCGTCTATTACCCTGACTGGAACCTATACAGGCTTCGGGCTTGGTATTCTGGCGCGTCCGTTTGTGCAGGGCGCTATAACCTAACGGCTACTCCGTTTCCCGCCCTTCGGGGCGGGTTTTTTAGATGGCATCGCAGGGTGTCATCCAACAAACCCAAGGAGAGTATATGAGCAACATTGGTGACCTGATTCAGCATGAAGTCAAAGAGCGCCCGCCGCACGTTCGGTTTTCGCGTGAAGCTGTAGAAAACAAGTTGGCATCAGAACGTGAAGGACGCTACATTGCCGTAGACGTTGACTACGCAACTCTGACGCCACCGGGCGGCGGCGGAAACGGCGTCAAGTGGAAGATTGCCATGTGTCGCGACTACTACAAGCGCGAAATACAGGGTGGTCGCATGGCTCCGCAGTGGATTGATGATTTCAACACCATGTATGCGCGATGGCAAGCTGGACAGGAAATCCCTGTAAACGGCGCTCCGGTTCGCGGATGGATGGTCATATCCCCGGCGCAGCAGGAAATGCTGATTGCTCGCGGCGTGTCTACGCTTGAGGACTTGGCGGCGCTTAACGCAGAGGGTATTCAACGCCTTGGCATGGGTGGCGTAGAGCTTAAAAACAAGGCTCAGAACGCGCTCACTGCTGCAAAGGACGTAGGGCCGCTGGTCATGAAGAACGCAGCCCTTGAGCGCGATTTAGCGCTAATGAAGGCAAACTATGAGACGCTGGAAAAAAGACTCAATGATGCGCTTGCCGCCAGAAACGATGCTGGCGAGCCTCTGTATGGGAAAATTGAAGATTCGATAGACGCCGAGGATATTTTGGGTGACGATGTAGAGGACTTGACGGAGCAATACACAAAGAAATTCGGCGCACCGCCGCATCACCGCATGAAGCGCGAAACCATCGAGCGCGCACTAAAGGAGTGATATGTCACTGCTTACCGTAGTTCAGAACTTCTGCCAACGCACAGGGATTACGTCTCCTACTGACGTAATGGGCAGTCAGGATGATGCCGTTATTCAGGTTCGCGCGTTGCTTGAGGAAGAAGGTAACGATCTTGCCGCACGCGGAGCATGGGAGGGTCTGGTAAATGAGGCGTCTTTCACTACGGTTGCAACAGAGTCGCAGGGTGCAATGGCTACTCTGGCATCAAACGGATTCAATTACATCGTTAATCAGACTATTTGGGACCGCACGAACAGGCTTCCGGTAGCTGGTCCGCTGGATAGCCAAGAATGGCAGGCGATGAAGGCGCTAGTTCCTACTGGACCGCGCTACACGTTTCGCATACGACAGGGGAACTTACTGGTAAATCCAGTCCCTACCGCTGGATATTCATGGTATTTCGAGTACGTCACAGAGAACTGGATTTGCAGCGCAGATGGATTGACATTCAGGCAATATTTCTCTCAGAACGACGACGATCTTTGCATCCCTGAATCCTTGGCTTTGATGGGCCTGCGCTGGCGTTGGAAGAAAGAGAAGGGATTCGACTACGCCGAGGACTTCCGCACGTATGAAATGCAGGTTAAGGATACATTGGGACGCGATGGAGGGAAGCGGATCATCTACGCCGACAATCAAAACTGGCGCGGGCCGCAGCCCGGTATTTTTGTGCCTGCTGGTAGCTGGATGCAGCCGTGAGACTCGCTCTACGCAATAGGGCAAATAGGCGGCAACAGATAGCGGATGTCAGGTCCGCCCCTGCGCCTATCGGTGGATGGAATACCCGCGATTCTTTGCAATCCATGAAAAACACGGATGCCGTTGAACTGGACAACATTTTCCCGAATTCCAGCTATTGCGAGATGCGAGGTGGATATGCTTCGCACGCGACAGGAATGACTGGCAACGGTAAAACGCTTGCCATCTACAACAAGCTGAACGGCCAGAATCAGATGTTCTGCACTACCGGAGATGGAACTTACAACGTGAGTTCGCCTGGGGCTGTAGGCGCATCCGTGGCGGCGCGCACGAATGGCAAGCACCAATGGATCATGTACGGAGACGGCACGAGCAACTGGCTAATCATGGTGAACGGCGTTGATAAGCCGCTTTACTACGATGGCACTACGTGGACAGCAGTTGATGGGGCTAGTACTCCCGCCCTCACTGGACTTACTACGACAGGCATTGTCAGTGTTTTTGCCTCCAAGTTTCGCCTGTTCTTTATCGATAACAATTCACTGTCGTTCTGGTATTTGGCTGCTGGCGCTGCCGGTGGCGCTTTGACGGAATTCGATTTATCTGGTGTAGCCCAAAACGGCGGCTACCTGATGGCGGGAGAGACTTGGACGGTAGATGCTGGCGACGGTCCTGATGACAGAGTTGTATTCGTTACCAGCGAAGGCGAGGTGATCGTATATCAGGGCACAAATCCAAGTTCTGCGACATCATGGGTGCTTGTCGGTCGATATCAGATAGGCAGGCCACTTGGAAGGCGCTGTATGCGCAAGTGGAGCGGCGACCTTGTAATTCTCACGGAAAACGGCGTTTTCCCGATGAGCGCAGCAATCCAATCTGACGCCATAGATTACAAGTTGGCACTGTCGTTCAAGATAGAGCCTACATTCACTGAATCTGCGCGGCTTTTTTACTCGACGTTTGGCTGGAAAACTACGCTGCTGCCATCGCGCGCAGCGCTGATAGTGAACGTGCCGCTTGCCGAGGATGGGACGCACTACCAGTACGTGATGAACACGCTGACTAAGGCATGGTGCCGTTTCAAGGGATGGGACGGCGAGGATTTCGCCGTGTTCAACCGAGAGCTATATTTTTGCCAAGGAACGGCTGTTTACAAGGCGTGGACTGGAAACGCTGACAACGGAAGCAACATAGAATTCTACGGCAAATCGTCATTCAACTACTTTGGCAGTCCTAGCCAGCAAAAGCGGTTTACCATGTTCCGCCCTGTGTTGGCAGTGAATGGAAATCTCACGTTCAAAACTGACATTGACGTTGATTTCAAGAACGACCCGATTATTGGGACTGCTACCTACAACGTCACCAGCCCGTCCCTGTGGGATTCCGGTATATGGGATACGGCAATATGGAGCGCTGGTTCTGAGATTATCCGCAAGTGGGCGTCGCCTGCCACTGACGTAGGATATTGCGCAGCAGGTAAGATCAGTATTGCAACTAACAGCCTTAGCATCAAGTGGATTTCCAATGATTACGTCATGGAGAGGGGAGGTGTGCTTTGATCTTCGCCCTAGAACCGCTGGAACAGTGCTGGAACGAGATTTACCTTGCGCCTGACGGACTCGCCTACAAGCACTGGATGGAAACGCAAGCGCACCGCCACGACCAGCCGTACAAGCCTCTTTTTGATCGGTATAACCAATACGCCAAAATTGGCTGGTTTTTGCAATTCACGGCGCGGGATGAGGGTAGGCTGGTAGGGTATTCCGGCGTCTACGTAACGCCTTCCATGCACACGCAGTCAACTATATCCGTCGAGGATACTTGGTACTTGCTGCCTGAATACCGCAAAGGCTGGAATGCCATTAAGTTCTATAAGTTCATAGAATCCTATGCGCAGCCACTTGGCGTACAGGAATGCACTTTGACCATCCCGGCTACCAAAGATGCGCGACTTGGACACATGCTGGAAAGAATGGGTTATACTGCTACCGCTGTTCAGTATTCAAAAAGTCTAGTTCGGGCCGACAGCCCATCCCTAAAACAAGCTGTCGAGGACGACCCGAATGTGCGCACCATCAGCGCCTCCCGCCACTGACTACGCCGCCCAAGCAAGCGCGCAGGGCGCTGCCAATAAAGATGCAGCCGTAGCGCAGTCTCGCCTGAACAATCCCAATGTGGTTAATCCATATGGGACGCAGACTTACACTGAAAACCCAACGCAGGGTTTTGACCAAGCCAACTACGACGCTGCGGTAAAGCATTTTCAGGATACCGGCGAGGGAGCGATGCCGGACAGGGCCGCGTTCGTAACGCAGGAACCCGGCAGACCTACGCTAACGCAGCAGTTTTCGCCTGAACAGCAGCAACTTTATCAACAGTCAACGCAGGTAAAGAACCTTCTTGGCGGTCTTGGAATTCAGGGTGCTACTGCGCTTGGCGATGTGGTTGGGAAGAATCTTGACCTATCGAGCGCTCCATCGGTAGGTAGTTACGACTCTACGCGCCAGAAGGTCATGGATGCCATGATGGGGCGTGCCAACGAGGATTATGGCAAGCAAACAGATCAAACGAATTCAGACCTTATAGCCGCTGGCATTAGGCCCGGAACGAAGGCCTACGCAGACCGCATGCAGATGATCGAGCGCTCGCGTAACGACGCAAGATCGCAAGCCGAGATTGCCGCAGGAAACGCCACATCGCAGGCTTTCAACACGGATACGCAACGCCGCAAGGACGCCATAGCGGAGCTTCTGGCGCAGCGTCAGACACCGCTGAACGAGATAAACGCGCTAATGTCTGGATCGCAAGTATCGAATCCCTTCGCGGTTCCGGGCGTCGCACAAAATACAAATGTTGCTCCGTCGCCAATATTCGGCGCTGCGCAGGCGCAAGACCAGTCTGCGACGGGACTTTATAACGCAGACGCAGCAAGGGCTAGCAGCACCACAAATGCGGCTTTGGGAATCGCTGGAACTGCCGCGATGATGATGTTCTGACAATGAATTTGTCCGATAAGAAAACGCTTACGAGCATGCTTTCCTTTGTCTATCACACGATGCGCGCATCAATCCCATTGCTTGAGGCGGCTTTGCGCCGTGCAGATGATGCAATTCTTCGTGAGTATTTCGAGCGACACATAGACGAGGAAACAGGCCACGATGCCATGCTTAGAGACGACCTGTATCGGCTTGGCATGGATGACGTGGCGTTGCCGCATATAGCCGCGCAATTTGCTGGCAGTCAGTATTACCTGATTGAGCATGAACACCCTGCGCTACTGCTTGGCTACATGCGCGCTCTTGAGGGAGAGTCCATGAGCGTTGCAGAGGTTGATGCGCTGTCCGAATACCACGGTGTAGACCTTACGGCCATGCGTCACCATGCCATCCACGACCCGCAGCACAAGCGGGATTTGGACGCCGTTATTGAGAAAATGGATGCGCCACTACAGGCGAGAATTGCGTGGAATGAGTCCTGCGTTAGAAAGATGATGGATCGCATAGAGGCGGAGATTGTAAATGGCAACTGACCCATTCGGCCTTGAAATGAGCGGGATACCGCCTGAACTGGCGGCGCAGTATCGCGGACTCACGCGAGAGCAGGCTATTGCGGAAGCCATGATGAAGCAGGGCATGGCGCAAGGCAGCGGTCCAATTAACGCCGGTAAGTTCCTCGTTGCTCCTAGCCCACTGGAAGGCGTAAACAAGATTCTGCAAGTTCTTGCTGGCAAGTATATGCAGGGCAAGAACGACACCAAGATGGCCGAACTAGGTAGCCAATATCAGAAAACGCAGGCGCAGCAGATGGCGGATTACCTAAAGTCGAGGGATACGCCAGAAAAGCCTGCGATTACGCTGCCAGAAGATCAGGCCGGTCTTGTGCGCGATGCTATGCCTATGGTTTCCGGAGGAAACGCAGCGGCAGCAGATATTGCCGGGCTGTCGTCCACGAATCCGCGTGTTGCTGCCATCGCCAAGATTTTGCAGGCGCAGACTCAGAAAGAGGCTGATGCCGCGCGTCTTGAGGCAGGGCGTAACGCTCGCCATCTAACTCCAAGCGGAAGCGCCATACTTGGGCAGGAAGGCGCTAACTCTCGTCACGTGATGCCAACTGGTAGCGCGATTCTCAACGAGCAGGGCGCTAATCAACGATTCGGCGGTGTTAGCGGAAGCACACAAGCCGTAATTAATGCAAGACAGCCGTTCCAGCAAGCACAAATTGACTGGCTGCGTGGGCAGACGCAAGACAAGTATGGACCTCCTCCTGCTACCGGTCCTAATCCGGTAGCGCCTCCTGTTGCGCCGCGTGCGGTTCCGCAACCTGGTGCCGTTGAGCCTACCGCGCCACTGTCGTCCATCACAAACCCCGCTGAACGTGCGGCATACGATCAAGTTGCGGCAGCGGCAGCGGCAGGAAAAACAGGAACTGCAAATGCTACAACAGGGCAGTTTATTCCGTCTCCTACGGGAGCAGCAGCACCACTTGTCCCCGGTATTGGCGCAAATAACTTGCCAGCCGCGTCAAGACCTTTGCCGCCGATGCCGCCAGAACTTGAGAATAGGCCGGAAGCTGAAAAGCGACAGTGGCGTGAGACTACTCGTGCCGCAATGATTGCTCAAGAGCGGGCTGTATCAACAGCCGCCGCAAATAAAGAAGCGCGACCGCCTAGCGCCACAGAGCAAAAAGCGATTACTGACGCAGACAATGCTGTGCTGTCAACGACGCAAGCCATTGACTATACAAAGCAGGCTCTTGGAATAAACGACAAGGCAATGGGATTTCCGGGGGCTGGAACGGTGGCGAATATTGGCGGCCTTCTGCCTGAATCCGTGCGGCCAAAAATGATTGATGCCACACAGAATCTTGACAATCTCATTCAAACCTCTGTGCTGCCTAACCTTAAATCGACCTTTGGCGGTAACCCCACAGAAGGAGAGCGCAAAATCCTGCTTGAGGTTTCTGGGTCATCCAGCAAGCCTCCAGCGGTCCGCAAAGAGATACTTGGACGTGCAATTGCGGCAGCAGAGGCAAGACTAAAACTTAATCAGCAGCGTGCAGAGCAAATTCGTAGCCGCCAGTATTTCACGCCATCTGGCAATCCGACTAATTCGCCTGCCGCACCTAGCGGAGACCTGAATTACAAGGGCTACAGGTTCCCAAGTCAAGAAGCATTGGAACGATTTAAGGCGGCGGGTGGGTAATCATGCCCGGTCCTAATCCAGAAGATTTCGGAGCCATTCCAGACACCGGGCCGTCGCTGAACCCGGCTGACTTTGGGGCTGTTCCTATCGGAGAAAGCCAGCCAAAGGCATCGCCGCGTGCTCGCTCGCGCACGCTCACCAACGATAATCCGAACGTAATCGACAAGTGGATATTGCAAAACTTCGGCAGCGCACTTGCCAAGATGCCTGACATTCAGGGGTCACGCGCTGCGCGAGTCATCCAAGGTGCGGCAGACCTTCCCGTAGGAGCAATGCAGTTACTAGGGAATTTGTTTGGTCAAGGCGACAAGATAAATCCCATTATTGCCGACATGAATGCGCGCACAGAGCAATTGCGCGGTCCTGACGCTGGATTTGATTGGGCAAGACTGGCCGGAAACATGCTCAATCCTGTGCCGTATAAGGCGGCAGGCGCTTTGCCAACTGCGGCAGGGGTAGGCGGCAGGATGGTTCAGGGTGCTGCGCTTGGCGCTGGCATGGGAGCAACCTCGCCTGTTGTGAACGAGGGAGACTACTTCGGCGACAAGGGAAAGCAGGTATTGGCTGGCAGTCTTATCGGCGGCGCGATACCGGGCATTACCGGAGCGATCAGTGCTGGCGCTCGCGGCGTGCGCAACTTTGTTGATCCGTGGACTTCTGGCGGACTTGATCGAGCCGCAGGAAGAACGCTGAACACGGCGGCAGGCGATAGGCGCGATTCTGTTGTGCAGGAACTCATGAAAGCGCAAAAGCTGGTTCCCGGCAGCGCTCCTACTGCGGCAGAGGTTGCGGCACCGGCAGGAAGTGCCGAGTTTTCTGGACTGCAACGGGCGGCACAGACTAAGCGCCCATCGGAATATGTGGCAATTGATAGCGGAAATGAGGGCGCACGCAGGGCTGCTGTTTCTGGCATCGCTAGAGATGATAAAGCGCTTGCCGATGCCATTTCTCAGCGCGCAACTACTGCTGCAAGAAATTATGGCGCTGCCGCAAAAGACGTTGTTAAGCCTGATGCTGAATTTTCAGCAATTCTGCAAAAACCATCTATTCAGAAAGTAATTAGCAGGGCCGCTGAATTAGCCAAGGAAAAAGGCGATGAGTTTATGCTCGGGAAAAATGTTCCGGAGCAAGTAATCAATGGAAAAATAGTTTCAGAGTCAGGCAACGCATTGACACGGCAGGTAATTCCAGAACAAAAAGCCACTTTCCCTGTAAACAGCTTGCACTACATGAAAATGGCTATGGACGATCTAATTAAGAATCCTGAAAGGTTCGGTATTGGAGCGACTGAGGCTAGGGCTATTGGCGAAACTCAAAAACAACTTGTGGCTTGGATTGGCACGAAATCTCCTGCTTACGATATTGCAAGGGACACGTTCCGCCAACAATCCGCACCCATAAACCGCATGGAAGTAGGTAAGGTGCTGGAATCTGCCCTAGCCAAGCCGGTAGGAAGTGGCGAGCGTCCTACGGCATTTGCTTCGGCAGTCAACAATGCGCCGCAGACGCTCAAGAGGGCCACTGGAACTCCGCGCTATGAGAAGTTGGAGCAGATACTCACTGGCAAGGAAATGCAGGCCGTTAAGGGCGCTGTAGACGATTTGGCGCGCACTGCCGAGCATGAAAGGCTGGCGCAAGCTGGCGCTACCAAGGCAAGCGAACTTGTCGGCCTGATTACGCCAAAGCTACCCGCTGGCGGCATGTTCAATCC